TTTGATGAAGTATATGGAGAAGTCTTAGTTGACTTCTTTTTAGAATGGCTCAAGACGGAGCCACATGAAACTAAGTCTCGTGAGTTCCTCTACAGTTCTGCAATGGCACTAGGTAGTGTTAAGGAGAAAATGATGAACTTTGAGATGTACGGGAAGAACATTCCCCATTTACAAGAGGACAAAGATTATGGCGAAACGGCTAATTGATTACGACCAACTAATTAAAAATTACGAAACTATGATTGATACACTAGAGTATGACTCTATGCGTAGTGCAGGAAAGGCTAAGCTAAACGCTGAAGTGCTTTATTATATGCACGAAATTAAAGATCGTTATAGTAAAAAAGTTTCTGAACAACCAAAACCTGCGGTGACACCTGTTACTAAAAAGGGAGGTAACTAAGAATGGAAAATACCGAAGCACCCGTAGACTCTACCCAATTGGATGAATCTACAGCAGAGGTTAATAGTCAAACTGAAGAGGCTTTGCTGGCTGACATCATACGAAACTCTGATTTCGTTGATACTCTACCCGATGAGCAAGTTCCTGAGTTAGACACGGAAGAAACTGATGAAGAAGACCCAGAGTCATTAGAAGAAACCGATAACGAAGATGATGAAGAAGAGATTGAAGAAACGGAAGAAGAAGACACAGATGAAGAAGATGCCGATGAAGAATCCGCTACCGATGAACCTGATGTGTTTGCTATTGAAGACTTAGATCTAGAAGCTAAAGTTGTTGTCAAAATTGATGGCGAACATACTGAAGTTTCTTTTAGTGACCTTATCAAAGGTTACTCTACTGAACAACATCTGTCTAAGAAGGGTCGAGAACTCGGTGATGCAAGAAAACAGTTAGAAGAAGAATATCAAAGTAAGGTAGAAGAAATTCAAACCTTATCTAAAGCTTCTGCTGCTGTATTATACTCAAATGAACAGGCTCTTTCACAAGAGTACCACAGGATCGAAGCTGCTATTGAAAAAGCTCGTGAAGAAGGTGATACTTACGAAGTCAACGAACTCAAAGACAAACGAGAACAAGCACAGAAAAACTATTGGAATGCACGTAATCAACGTGAACAACTAGTTACTAATCTTCAAAAAGCAGAAGAAGAACAAAATCAAAAAGAATGGCAAGAACAAATTGAATATTTTAATCAAGCTATTCCTGATTTAATTTCTGATTTTAATGAAGAGACAGCTGTAGCTATTAGGGAGTTTGCTATTTCTGAAGGAATCTCTACAGAGATTTTAGATTCTATAGCTGATCCTATCATTGTTAAGTTTGTTGATGATTATCGTAGACTTAAACAAGGTATTTCAAAAGGTACTGTTAAAAGAAAGAACACACCTGCTAAAAAGGCTCCGCTTAAAAAGGCTAAGACTGCAACTAAAAAGAAAGAAGATGCAGCCTCTGCTTTACGGTCACGAGCCTTAAATCCAAATTCTTCAAATGAAGATCAAATGGAATTTTTGAGGGGTCTTGCTCAACGCTCATTAAACTTATAATACCTCGGAGGTATATTAAAAATGGCTAATAATCTTGGTGTACGCGGCACCGGAGGTCCAGCAGGACCAGCTCGCGGAACCGGCAAAGACGTCTCACAACGTGAGGATCTTGCCAACTTTATCACAATGATTACCCGTGATGAAACCCCTTTCATGTCATCTATTGGCAAAGCAAAAGCTACAGCTATCTACCATGAGTGGCAGACAGATCAGCTTGAAGCTCCAGGCAACTCTCGCATTGGCGAAGGTACAGATTGGATTGCACCTGATGCAACTGGTTCTGGTGGTACAGGCGCAACTCCAGCTACTGGCGCTAAGTTTGCTATTTCTGGTCCATACCGCACACGTTTGGGTAACTACACTCAGATCAACGGTAAGACAATTGCTGTATCAGGCACACGCCGTGCAGTCGATCAGGCTGGCGTAGCTGATGAGTATGCTTATCAGTTGAAGAAGCGTGGCACTGAGCTTCGCCGTGACGTTGAGTTTGATATGATTCACTCAATGAACACTTCAAATGCTGTAGGTACACAGAACGCTAACGCTCGTTCAGCTGGTGGTTATCAGGCATTTATCAACTCAGCTTCAACTGTTGACTATGTTGGTGAATTCCAGGCTCCTTCAGCCGCTACCACAGGCGCTGGTACAGACGCTGACGGTACAGCTATTGCTCGTTCAACCATTGCTGGTTCAACAACTGCACCTGATCGTGATCCAATTGCATTGACTAACATTGATTCAGTCATGCAGAAGATCTATGAGCAGGGCGGTAAAGCTTCAAAGATCATGCTGTCTCCAAAGCTTCGCCGTGACTTCTCTGACCTGATGGTCGGCGACACAGGCGTACAGCGTAACATTGACGACTCAGGTAAGCTGCGTCAGTCAGTTGACGTATACATGTCAGACTTTGGTGATCTTATGGTAGTACCTAACTACGTAATGGGTCTCACTAACAACTTCGCATTTACTGGTGACAACAACGTTGCTCACTCAGGTGCAGGTGTTACTAACCTTGCTAACTTCTCTGCATTGATCTATGATCCAATGTGGTTTGCTATTGCAACTCTGCGTCCTCTTGCAGAAGTTGACGTAGGACAGCAGGGTGACTCAACCAAAGGAATGATGGTTGAAGAGTCAACTCTGGAAGTTCGTAACCCATTGGGTTGTGGCGCTATCTACGGTCTAGAGTAGGTTTTATTGAGGGGAGGTCTTAGGGCTTCCCCTCTTTTTACTATAGGAGAAACTGATGCCAATAAAAATTAAGATGATTGACCAAGAGAAAAAATACAAAGGTCCATTACCTAAGTCTAAACCATCTAAAAATGCTAGATCTAATCATCCAATGAATACTGAAAAAACTACTGGTCTTAAGATGGATCCTCAATATAAATCAGTTGGTGGTATGGTTTATAAGGGAAGAAGTTAATGAAAGGCGTAAAGCATTATTTTAAAGATGGTACTGTACACAAAGGCGGTACACACAAGATGGACGGTGGAAAACTATACAGTAATGTAAAACACACAGCAACTAGTAAACCCCTATATCACTATAGCGAGCTAAGTGCTACCGCTAAAAAGAAAGCAAAATAAATTAAATTACATCATTGGAGGTAACAATGTTAGTTATTAAACTAAGCAACGGGAACGTTTACCCCGCAGAAACATGTGTATGGCGTACTACTGCTGTAAGTAGCGGCGGTTATAAACTAACACATTTAACTATTGGATCACCAACAATTGCGGTAGGCGCGGCTCCAGCTGCAGCCCCCACAGGTGCTCAACTAGGATACATTGGAAAGTCAGGTCGCTTTGTAGCGTATACAGAACCTGCAGCTTAATTAAGTAGGAGAGGACAATGAGTAAAGAAACTGATTTTAAATTCCACAGTGCAACTGTTGGAGCTAATAAAGGTATTCAAGCTGGCTTTGATCTTCAAACAGGAGATTGGCAAGCCGTTCAAGATATTTCAGATTATAAAAGAGCAGCTAAACTACAACGAGATAAAGAAGCTTACTTTGGTCGCAGTAAAACCGGCTATCGTAAAATGGCAACTATCCCTGACATTGTAGCAATTAAAATACTTGAAGATCATAAACTAGATCTTCACGATCCTGCTTTTATGCAAGATGCAAATAATCTAAAATTACTTAAAAAGATCTTGATTTCTGAATATCCTGATTTAGTAATTAATACTTAATTAGGAGGCCTAATATGGCAAGAACTTATACGCAGTTCGTTGACTTAGTGAGGAACTGGTCTAACAAAGACGCAGCGGTTCTTAGCGATGATATAATCAAAGACTGTTTAAGGTATGCCGCTGATAAGGCATATCGGAAACTAAGAGTCATTGCGCTTGAGAACACTATCACTTACAACTCAGCGAGCTTAATTGCTGCAACAACTGCTGGCAATAACCTTGTACCTAGTAAAACAGAAATTACAGTTCCAGCAGACCTTATCGAATTTATTGAAATTAGAGAAGTAGATGCTGCTGGACAATCAACAAGAGTCTTTAATGAAAAAACAGACTTAAGAACTTTTAATGACTGGACTGCAAGCAAGTATAATTATTCTGCTTATTGGTCTAGAAAAGGCGATACAGTAATATTATCTCCAGGCTTTAGAGATGGTACAACTAGCTCTACTGCTGATAAAATAGAACTACATTATTACCGTAGATTAGCAGCACTCGATGCAACCTATAATGTTACACCTACAAACTTTACAGCGGGACTACTTGATTCTTCAAGCCAAGGAGTTAGTGGTGCAGTTGAACTTTGGTTTGCTACAGTATCAGGAGTAACAACCCCTTATGCAACACAAGCCCAGGCAGTGGCAACAGGCGGTACTGTAACAAGTGCATACTATATCGGACAACTCGCTTACAATTGGTTACGAGATGATAACGAACGAATTCTTCTTATGGGTTCACTCGGAGAAATCTTTGCCTATCTTCAAGATGATGCACAAGCACAAAAATACTTTACTATGTTTGGTCAAGAGATTGATGAGTTAAACGATGAAGATAATAAACGAAGTGCATCAGGTGGAAATATACAAATGAGCTATAGCGCAGGAGGGTTAATCTAATGGCGACACCCGCAAGTCCAGATACCGTTAATAGCGTTGGTTCAACTGACGATAGCTCACTCGGTGGTTTATTTCATACAAACACAGAAGCAGTTCTTACTACACTTTCAAGTTCAATTGGTTCACTAGTAACCGATGCTCAAGCAGCAGCCACTAGTGCAGGAACAAGCGCAAGTAATGCAGCTACAAGTGCTTCGGGTGCAGCGACTAGCGCTACAAATGCAGCTACTAGCGCAACTTCAGCAGCAGCTAGTGCTACAAATGCAGCTACTAGTGAAACTAATGCAGCTACTAGCGAAACAAATGCAGCTACAAGTGAAACTAATGCTGCAGCCTCTGAAACAAATGCAGCTACAAGTGCTACAAATGCAAGTACAAGTGAAACAAATGCGGCAGCTAGCGAAACTGCGGCAGCATTAAGTGCTACTCAAGCAGCTGGATCAGCTACAAATGCAGCTACCTCTGCTAGCAATGCAAGTACCTCTGAAATAAATGCGGCAGCTTCTGCAACAGCAGCACTTACTTCAGAAAACAATGCAGCTACAAGTGAAACTAATGCAGCAACCTCTGAAACAAATGCAGCAGCTTCAGCAGCGGCAGCCCTAGTATCTGAAAACAATGCGGCTACTAGCGAGACTAACGCAGCAACTTCAGAGACTAATGCGGCTACCAGTGAAACTAACGCGGCTACTTCAGCCACTTCAGCAAGTAGCGCTCAGACAGCAGCAGAAGCAGCACGAGATCAAGCACTAGCAGCTTTTGATAACTTTGATGATAAGTATCTTGGTGCTAAAGCTGCAGACCCTACAACTGATAATGATGGTGATCCACTACAATCAGGTATGTTATACTATAACACTACAGATGATGTAATGAAAGTATACACTGGTAGTGCATGGGTAGCAGCTTATGTATCTGGTGGTGGTTTTGCATTACTTACAGGAGCTACTTTCACAGGTGCTATTTCAGCGCCAAGTATTGATGGTACACTTGCATCAACCGTTTTAGGTACTACTCAAACAAGTGGTACTAATAACACAACAATTGCAACAACAGCATTTTCAGTAACAGAAGCAAACAATGCAGCGGTAGCTATGGCTATTGCACTTGGATAATAGGAGATAACTATGGCTAATAGTTTTAAAAGTAAAACAGATACCGCTATTGGAACTTCTGCTGCTACGCTTTACACTTGCCCAGCTTCTACAGAAACAACAATTATTGGACTTACAGTAGCAAATATTGTAACCAGTCAGATTGTTATTGACGTACAACTAGATGCAAGTGCAAGAACAAGTGGCGCACAAGATAGCGTATATATTATTAAAGATGCACCAATTCCAGTAGGCAGTAGCCTTATTGTAGTAGGTGGAGAACAAAAAGTAGTAATGGAACCAGGAGATACCCTGAAGGTAACTAGCAATGCGCTAGCTTCAGCCGATGCTATTGCATCACTTCTAGAAATCACATAAGGAGGTTTATATGTCTTATATTGGCAAAGGTGTTGAAACGGTAACGTTTAACACAGCAACAACCTTAGATGTGGCAGGTAATATTACACTAGGTGGAACCGTAGATGGTCGTGATGTAGCAACTGACGGTACTAAACTAGACACGATTACTAGTGGTGCTATTGCAGATATTCTACAGGATACAACACCACAACTTGGTGGAAACCTAGATTTAAATACTAGTAATATTATTGGTACAGGTAACATAAACGTTACTGGTTCTATTACAGGCACTTCTTTTGTATCTACAGGAGACATGAGCTTTACTAATAATAGTAAGGCTATCTTTGGTACATCACCAAGTTTAGAAATATATCATGATGGAAGCAACAGTATTCTTGATGACGTTGGTGCTGGTAACTTTAAAATGCAACTTGCTGGTGCGGATAAGTTAGAGATAACTAGCACTGGTGTAGATGTAACTGGCACAGCAACCGTTGACCAGTTAACCATAGACAGCGTGGGTACGTTTGCAAGTCTTAACGGCAGATCCACAATATCAACTGAGGCTGCTTTTGCTGGAAGCGACAAAGACTTTCGAGTTAAGACCACTGGTGGCAACGTAAATCATTTTGTTGTTAAAGCAACGACAGGCAACGTGGGCATTGGTAGTTCAAGCCCAGAAGCACTTCTTCACGTTGAAGGCGCATCTACTGGGCAGATGATGTTCCGCACTAGCGGTTCTAGCGTTAACAAATGGCTAATCGGCAAAAACTCATCTGCTGACTTTAGCATTGGTGAGGACGGCAATGAATGGCTGTATGTGCAGCGTGATAGCGGCAACGTGGGGATTGGGACGAGTTCGCCAATAGCACAAAGTAAACTTACGGTCGCTGGCAACTCGTTAAGCGTGACAGGGGCTGATGGTAATTTTTCGGCTGGTGGTCAGCGTACCTTTATGGACCTTGCTGGCGGCAAAGCGAGAATTGGTGGCGTTGGCGGCGGTGCGGCTGGGACTACACTTGGACTTTACGTAGGCACAGGGCTTGAAGCTGTTTCAGTTGATGCGTCAGGCAACGTGGGCATTGGGACTAGCACACCAACAACCGGAAAATTAGTAATTAACTCAACTCAAACTGGTACAGAAAAACAACTAGTTCTAAGAGATAGCACTAATGGCTGGACACGCAAGATAGGCGTAGACACTAGTAATAACTTAGGGTTCTTTGATGGTGACACAGAACGTATGCGCATCACCAGCACCGGCAACGTGGGCATTGGTACAACGCTAATCCCTTCTGACGCTACGCTAACTGTCAATAATGATATCAAGATAAATGCTCCGACCCCTTCAAAACAACGTATTTATTCTCTATACGCCAGTACAAACCCTTATAGTCTTGGTTCGTCTGGCGGTGGTGCTGTTGTTTTTGATAGGCTAGCAGACGGTTCAGATGAACTTGCGTTTGAGACGCATTACAGCGGAAATAGTCATTCGGAAAAAATGCGTATCAGTAGAGAAGGCCGTGTCACAAAGCCGTCTCAGCCAAGTTTTTATGTTGGGCTATCCAATACAAGTGCATTTTCTAATACGGTCGTTGTCTTTAATACGCAAAACTCCCAGTATGGTCAGCACAACATTGGTGGGCATTATAACCTCTCAACAGGGCTTTTTACTGCTCCGGTTGCTGGTCGGTATTTCTTTTATACAAAGCTACTTTGGGAAGGTGTTCCAAATAATTCTACAATGACTGATGCTTTTAGATGGCAGATAAATGGAACAACAATTACTGGGTACTCTGATAATCGGGGGTATTACGTTAGCGGTTATACAGGCGATGGTGGGTATTACGCTGATACATCAACTATGCTCTTTAGCCTTGCGGCGGGTGATAGTGTTGGGGTTTATTCTGCGAGATCGTACTCAGTTCATGCAAATGCTTCATACACTATTTTCACAGGATACTTACTAGGCTAACTCAACGGAGTAAAAACAATGACACAAACAATTACAATCGAACTGACGGACACCCAGTATAAGGGTCTAGAATACGCTGCATTGTCTCCGCAAGATTGGGCTGAGAACGCAGTGACTGAAAGATGCCGGATTGCCAACGATGATATTGTCCAACTAACAGTCCAGCATTGCCTAGACAACGGCATTCAAGTACCAGCGACCCGCGAACTTATCGTTGCCTACGCCTTCGATAATGATGTCGTGAAGACAGCAGCAGAGCGCAACGCAGAAGTTATCTAAATATAAAAATGAGGAGAATACAATGACTACAGAAAATAAAATTACTATTAATGAAACAGAGTATAACGTTGATGACCTTACACAAGAACAAAAGTACCTAGTGTCACAACTACAAGACCTTAATAGTAAACAGGCTAACCTACAGTTTCAACTAGATCAGATTCAAGCAGCTAAGACTGTATTTGGTAATACACTCTCTCAGCTACTAGAGCCTCAAACAGAAGAAACTGAACAGTAATACGGAGTGCTAAATGGCATACTTAGGTAAAACGCCTTCACAGGCAGTTAGAAGCAGATACTTCTACACTGCAACTGGAGGAGAAACATCTCTATCAGGGGCAGATAATAATGGCGATACCCTAATTTTCGCTGATGGTAACTATGTAGATGTATACCTTAACGGTGTGCTATTGGTTGCTGGTACTGACTACAACGTTAACACAACAAATACAATTGCTGGACTAGTTGCCCTTACTGCTTCAGATATTGTAGAGATCGTTGTATATGATACTTTCTCTGTATTCGGAGGAACCTTCCAGGGAGCCTTAACCGCAGACAGTATTAACGCTAATATTTTTGGCTCTCATCAGTTTACTGCTAAGAACATTCAAGGTTCAACTATCCTTAAAGGTACCCCAGTTTATATTGCTGGGCATAGCGGTAATGACCCAGAGATAGCTATTGCAGACGCTGATGTTATTTCTAAAATGCCAGCCTTTGGTATTGCTGCTACAGACATTGCTAATAATACTAAAGGTAATGTTGTTGTCTTTGGTAACTATATTGGCATAGACACAAGTGCCTTTGCAGTAGGTGATGAGCTTTATGTTTCTAACACAGGAACATTGACAACAACTCGCCCTAGTAGTAGTGCAGATAAAGTACAAAAGATTGCTA